GGGGCGAAGCATGCCCTGTGCTGGCAGAAGTACGCACCTGGTTCAAGGACAAGAGCCTTGAAGAAATGGGTCGCAAATACTGGAAGAAACGCAGTTACATCTTCCAAGGCTTTGTGCGTGAGAATCCCTTGAGTGAAGACAAGACTCCGGAAAATCCCATCCGACGTTTCATCATTGGTCCACAAATCTTTGCCACCATCAAAGGTGCACTGATGGATCCTGAGCTGGAAGAAATGCCCACAGACACCCTGCGTGGCTTGGACTTCCGTGTGTCAAAGACCAGCAAGGGTGGCTATGCTGACTACTCAACCAGCAAGTGGGCACGTAAGGAATCTGCACTCACAGAAGCTGAACAAGCAGCTATTGCCACACATGGTGCGTTTGACTTGAGCACATTCCTGCCCAAGAAACCCGGCGATGTTGAACTCCGAGTAATCAAAGAGATGTTTGAAGCTTCGGTGGATGGACAGCCATACGACACCGAACGTTGGGGTCAATACTTCCGTCCTGCTGGTGTGCAAGCACCAGGTGGTGCCGGAGCCGCACATGTGGACGAAGACGCACCTGCTGCCAAGCCTGCACTCAAAGTGGCAGCACCTGCGCCAGCAAGTGACTTTGACGAAGACGATGTTCCTGCAGCAGCCGCGCCAGTGGCCAAGCCTGCAGCCTCAGGACAAAATGCCCAGGACATCCTGGCCATGATCCGTAGCCGTCAAGCCAAGTAATGAAGACAGCTCTGGACACAGAGCTGTTTCCTGAACTATGTGAAGTGGTAGAGATGCCACTTCACAATCAATGGGTTTATCTGATTCAGAAAAACGGAAGCAGCAGTTTGAGGATTCAGCAGTCAAGAGATAATCTTGCTGTGTTCACCAATGACAAAATAAGTGCTCTTGATTATGTAGATGTGTATATCCGTGATCCCAGAGCCAGGTATGTCAGTGGAGTTAACACTTACTTGCAACATCTTCAACGCGACCACCCTGAGTTAGATTATTCAACTGCATTTTGGTTTGCACGTCGATACAAATTTTTAAATACGCATTACTTGCCACAATTTCATTGGTTGGCAAATCTCAGCAAATATCTACGAAAAGATACAAAAATACGTTTAAGGAATTTTAATGATTTTGGTGCTATTGCCAACATTGATTTTGATGCTTTTATACCTGCACCTTCCAAAGAGTTTGAAGAAGCATTATTTAAAGACGACACCAATATTGAACTTTGGTTATTTTTAGACAACATATTGCTGGATCTTTCAGGACAAGAAATGTCTTGGTTGCAACTGGTAAACTATTATCAATATAAACATCCTGACATTGTAAAACATGTACTGTCCTAGACTAGATCATTTTGTTCGTTTTAATTCTAATGGTACAATTAGTCGTTGTGGCCATATGACCAACGCACCACAGTTTGAAACTTTGCAACAAATGGATTCCAGTGCATGGCTTGCAGATATTCGTAACGACATGGGTCAAGATTCTTGGCCAGACGAATGTATTCGTTGCAAAGAAATTGAAAACATTGGAAACAAAAGTGTTAGACAGCAATCATTGGACAGACATGCCCACCTGCTAGACTCCAGGTTAGATTATCTCGTGCTAGGTGGTGTGTTAGACAATGTATGCAACAGTGCATGTCAAACTTGTAATGAAACACTGAGTACCAAAATTGGTAGTTTATTGTCAAAAGAGTACACCAAAATTAACAACAGTGTATTGATTAACACGTTGCCGGTAGAACGTATTGTGCAAATGGACATCAACGGCGGCGAGCCTAGTGCCAGCCCCAACTACTTAAAGTTGTTGCAAAATTTGCCGCCTAATGTAAAACATTTGAGAGTCAATACCAATGGCAGTAGATTGATCACAGTATTGTCCGAGTTAGTCAAACGTGGCATCGAGGTCACAGTTACAGTAAGCCTGGATGGCATTGGGAGTCGCCATGATTATGTACGTTGGCCAGTTAAATGGCAAGATGTTGAGCGTAACATTCAAGCATATCAAAACATAGGACTGCATGAGTTAAATACCTGGACCACTGTGAGTGCATTGAACATTGGTGATTTGAAGAATATTTTTTCTTATGTAGAACAGAATAATTTAAAAAATTCTTGGGCATTGTTAGAAAATCCTTCAGTGTTAAGTGTAAAACACAGTAATCATTTGACAAGACAAGCAGATGTTCCAGATGAATTAAAACACATCGTGGCTTCGGGCGAAGATAACACAGTTGAGTTGCAGTTGTGGACCACAGCACAAGATCACACAAGAGGCATCAAAATGTGGGACTACTATAAATGAAAATAGCCATAACTGGACACTCGGCAGGTATTGGACAGGCACTGGCTCGGGTATATCAGACACAAGGACATGAAATCGTTGGTCTTAGCAAACGCAATGGACACAACATCAGAAACATACCTAAAATAATTGCACACGTTGAGCATTGCGATATGTTTATAAACAATGCTCAGGCTGGATTTGCTCAAACAGAATTGTTGTTTGAAATTTATAAACTTTGGAAAGGGCATGCTGGTAAACGCATCATAAACATTAGTACAATGATGACCACACAACCAGTCAGCACATTGCCTGGTATAGATATGATTGCATACAGGAATCAAAAAATAGCACTGGAAGACGCACATTGTCAACTGCAACATCTACAGGACTGGCCCAAACTTACTTTGGTCAGACCAGGTGCAGTGGCTACACAGCCTGGACAAACAAGTCCTCGGCCATGTGCAGACGTTGATAAGTGGGCCACTTTATTGGTCAAAATATTAGATGCAGGAGTTGATTTAGAAGTTAGTGATTTGTCGTTGGGTGTAAACTATCCATGAATAGCAAAGATTATCTAACCAATCGTGCATTTTGTCCTGTGCCGTGGACTGGCATCATGTACAACTTCGATGGCACAGTTAAAAATTGCATACGCAGTGCCAGCTCCATTGGCAACATTCGAGACACCAATATAGAACAAATACTTGGCCAGGATTATGAGATTAAAGCAGACATGCAGACAGGACAAAAACCTGTTCGGTGTAATCCTTGCCACCAGCTAGAGCAGGACAAAAACAATTTCAACATCATAAGTGATCGGGTGTTCTATCTCAAAGAACTGCGTGATGTGGATCATACATTGTATGACACCACCAACTTTGATTTGCATACTGTAGACATACGCTGGAGTAATCTTTGTAATTTTGCCTGCGTGTATTGCAATCCAGAATTCAGTAGTAAGTGGGCCAGCGAACGCGGTATTACCATGTTGACTCCTGTGGATCAACAGGTTGAAAAATTCAAACAGTATATTTTTGAACGTGCGCCACAGTTAAAACATGTGTACTTGGCGGGCGGTGAGCCGCTGTTGATGAAAGAAAATTTAGAATTTTTAGAACTGCTGAAGAAAGTCAACCCTAATGTGAGTTTACGTATCAACACCAATTTAAGCAAAGTGGACACTAGAATTTTTGAATTAATTTGCGAATTTAAGAATGTACATTGGACAGTGAGTGTGGAAAGTACGGAACAAGAATTTGAATACATCAGATATGGTGCAGTCTGGCAAGACTTTGTGGACAATCTACAAATCATCAAACCATTGGGTCATAAAATATCATTCAACATGCTGCATTTTTTATTGAATTATAAAAGTATTTTTGGCTGCGTTGACTATTTGTCTAGTCAGGGATTTCATAACAACAGTTTTGTAATCGGTGCATTGACAGGTCCAGCACACCTAAATATTAGACATTTGCCAGAGAATGTGTTAAACTCAGTTAAGAAGATTTTAACAGATCGACTTGCTAAAAATCCTGGATATTTGTTAGAAAATGGATATCAAAATATGTTGAAACATTTAGATCAACCATTTGAAAAAGATTTAGCAGGATCGTTTGAAAAATTAGCATCAATGGACGCAAGACGTAAATTAGACAGCAGAGCAATTTTTAAAGATTTATACAAGGAAGAAAAACATGGGAAAACCATTTGACGTAAGCAAGTTCCGCAAGGACATTACCAAAAGTATCGAAGGCCTGAGCATTGGATTCAATGATCCAACAGATTGGATTTCAACAGGCAACTTTGCGCTAAACTATCTCATCTCAGGAGATTTCAATCGAGGCATTCCCTTGGGCAAGATCACAGTGTTTGCCGGCGAAAGTGGTGCAGGCAAAAGTTATATCTGTTCAGGCAACATTGTAAAAAACGCACAAGAGCAAGGTATTTTTGTTATTTTGGTTGATACAGAAAACGCACTGGATGAAACATGGCTACATGCACTGGGTGTGGACACTGGCGCAGATAAGTTGCTAAAACTGAACATGAGCATGATTGATGACGTGGCCAAGGCCATTTCAACATTCATGATTGACTACAAAGCTCTGCCCGACGGTGAGCGCATGAAGGTGCTATGGGTGATTGATTCATTGGGCATGTTGTTGACACCTACTGATGTCAACCAGTTTGAAGCAGGTGACATGAAAGGTGACATGGGTCGCAAGCCCAAGGCACTCACAGCATTGGTTCGTAATTCAGTCAACATGTTTGGTGGGTTCAATGTTGGAATGGTCTGTACCAATCACACCTACGCAAGTCAAGACATGTTTGATCCAGATGACAAAATCTCAGGTGGTCAAGGCTTTATCTATGCGTCAAGTATTGTGGTGGCCATGAAGAAAATGAAATTGAAAGAGGACGAGGATGG